CTAAAAGAAAAGAAAATACTCGAAGTTTAGAGGTTGACACAGGACTCGAAAGAGTCTATAATACACGAATAATAAGAAAAACATTAATCAATTATCTTAAAGGAGCAATATGTCTACAGCATATATCAAAATTAAATCAGGTTCATATCGCAATATGGATGTCAGTGGTAGGACTTTTCAATTGGTAAAACAATACCAATCCAGTACCAACGGTGGTTTCGTCACCGTGGTCAATGATGGTCAGTTTCCTGGTTGTCCAGATAACCTACGCATCAAGGTTAATAGTGTCGCTGATTATGAGTTTACTTCTGAGTCAGACCAGGCTGTACAGCAAATATTAGTTGAGGAGGATCCAAACGCTAATGTTGGTGATGAAGAGCGTATGGAGCAGATTGCAGAACGCTTCAGCATACTTGAACAGATGACCAAAGCGGCAACTGCAAACGAAATTACCGCAATGATCGTATCAGGCCCTCCGGGGGTCGGTAAATCATATGGTGTAGAGAAAGAAATTGAAAAGGCTACACTGTTTGATCAGATTGCAGGACGCAGACTCAAGGCAGAAGTTGTTAAAGGTTCTGCAAGTCCAATTGGCTTGTACCAAACACTTTACAAGTATTCAGACAAGAACTGTTTGGTTGTGTTTGATGACTGTGACTCAATCTTAATGGATGATGTTGCTCTTAACCTGCTGAAAGGTGCGTTGGACTCAGGCAAGAAACGTAAGATCAGTTGGTTAAGCGAGTCTAGAGTATTGCGTAGTGAAGGTGTACCAGACTCATTTTATTTTAAGGGCTCTGTAATCTTTATAACTAATTTAAAGTTCGATAAGGTTAGATCACAGAAACTTAGGGACCACTTGGATGCACTTCAATCACGTTGCCACTATTTGGACCTTACACTGGATAGTATGCGTGATAAGATCCTGCGTATCAAACAGATTGCTCGCTCTGGTGCGCTATTTGAAGAAATGGACATCGGACAAGTTGGGCAAGATGAGATCATTGAGTTTATGGATAAGAACAAAAATCGACTACGTGAAATGAGTTTGCGTATGGCGATTAAGATTGCGCAGTTATATAAGAGTTTCCCTTCTAACTGGCAGGCAATGACGGAAACGACTTGCATGAAGTCAGCCTAGGAGGGTTGTAACGGCCGATATTTTTGTTAGCTCCTTTTATATCGGCATTCTTAGACCTACCGTGAAATATCGGTAGGTCTTTTTTTGACTTTTTTAAATACTAGTATATACTAGTGTACGCTATGAAAACATTCACCTACGTTGAAGAATATTTGCTACTATTAAACGGCAACCTTGATCCCATAACAGGTAAGGTCGGCTATCTGTTTCCTAATGCATCACTGATAAGCCTGGCAAGGTACGATGTTAAGGTCATATCATCTATGTGCGGTAGCATAATGGACAACAGACCCTTGACAGATAAGCAAGGTGAACTGGCCTGTAAGATCATACTAAAGTACAGACGACAGTTTGCTAACTTATATCGTACAAATGGTGCAGATTCGATACATGGTGTTGATGTTAGTCCTGTTGAAAAACCTCGATATCAATTAGGGTTACGCACAATAGACAGACGCAGATTGCTATACATCGAAAAAGATAAGATTATACTAAAGTTTCCGTTTGAACCTAAACTAGTTGATGCTGTTCGCGATAAAACCAAAGTGAGCAGTGGACGTTGGACATTTATTAACGATGAAAAAACCAAGCATTGGTCTATAGCATTAACGGAACCAAACTTTAAAACTTGTTTAGAGTTTGCTAGAGCAAATGAGTTTGACATCGCACCAGAAGTGTTTGACATAGAAAAGAAACTGTTGGCAACAGAATTATACAGGTTAGATTTAGATCACGATGAAGAGGGTAACCCGTTTATACATAATGCTCCACAGACCGTATTGGACTTTGTTGACTCACGTGGCGGTATGAATGTAGATAATATTGTTAACTTAATAGACTTGTCCACTGTACTACACTATGGAGTTGATCCCAAATACGAAAAGATTATTACCAAAGACTATAGCCCACGTGTATACAATTTACTAAGACAGAACAATATAAAGTTTGCACCCAGTTTACAAAAGTCTATCTTAGATGACTTGTTTATCTACGCCAACATTACTAATCGTTTTCCTATCTATGTATACGAACCAAATTTAAGTGATGAACTGCGAGATACTTTTGTCTATGGTTACTTTAACGAAGATGAAGTACTGATAGTACCACGTGATAACAATCCAATTGATACCACAGGTAAGAAGGTCGTATACTTTACCAAATATCGTGCTACTTGGCCCGACCGTATTCCATTACTGGTTACCAATGCTGGTATGATGCACGGTGCTGAAAAAACTTTATTGCTCCAAAGAGCAGAAAAGGTTGTATATTTTGCCGCAGAAGTGTACAATGTATACACTTCAAAGGATAGGTAGTGCAGGCACGTTTAATAATTAAAGATGAAGTCAACGTAAAGATTGAAGGACTAGAACTTGGTACTAGGACTGCTCTGGTGCGCAAGTACAAGTACGAAGTCCCAGGAGCACGTTATCAACCAGCAGTTAGACTAGGACGTTGGGATGGCAAAGTCCCATTCTTTAATCTTGGCGGTACTACATACATCAATTTACTCCCAGAGATCATTGCTTATTTGGATGAGCAGGGATATGATATTGACGTAGAAGATTTGCGAGACTACCAAACCAAGTTTAACTTTACAGAAGTTAATGAGCAAAGTTATAATCACAAAGTATGGCCTAAGAATCATCCTAAGGTAGGACAACCAATCGAACTTAGGGATTACCAAGTAGAAATCATAAACAACTTCTTAAAGAATACACAATGCGTACAGGAAGTTGCTACAGGTGCAGGCAAAACAATTATGACAGCGGCACTGGCAGACAAAGTCAGTGAGTATGGTCGTACTATTGTTATTGTGCCTAACAAATCACTAGTAACACAAACTGAAGAAGACTTTATCAACTTGGACTTGGATGTTGGTGTGTACTTTGGTGATAGAAAAGAATTTGGTCGTGTGCATACAATATGCACTTGGCAAAGTTTGAACAATATGCTCAAGCAGACTAGGAACGCAGAAGCAGATATTACTATAGGCGAGTTCTTAGAAGGTGTAGTAGGTGTTATTGTTGACGAGGTACACGGTGCAAAAGCAGATGCACTCAAAACACTACTCAGCGGACCAATGTCACGTATTCCAATCCGTTGGGGACTAACAGGTACTATACCCAAAGAGCAGTACGAGTACATGAGTATATTCTGTACACTGGGCAATGTTGTAGGACAACTATCTGCACGTGAACTACAGGAAGCAGGACACTTGGCTATGTGTCATGTGAATGTTGTACAACTTGTAGACCACACAGAATATACTAACTATCAAAGCGAACTAAAGTATCTACTGGAGAACCAAGAACGCTTGGACTACATTTCCAGTTTGATAAGTACTATTGCAGATTCAGGCAACACACTTATTCTAGTAGATAGAATATCAGCAGGAAAAGCACTAGCAAGTAAACTGCCAGACAGTGTATTTGTGTCAGGTGCAACCAAAGCAGGGGAAAGAAAAGAACACTATGACGAAGTGGCGGAGGCAACAGGTAAAATCATTATCGCTACCTATGGAGTTGCTAGTGTTGGTATCAACATTCCCCGTATTTTTAATCTTGTTCTCATTGAGCCTGGTAAGAGTTTTGTACGAGTTATCCAAAGTATTGGTAGAGGAATTAGGAAAGCTGAGGATAAAGATTTTGTACAGATTTGGGATATAACCAGTACTTGCAGATTTGCAAAAAGACATCTAACAAAACGTAAAGCATTTTATCGAGATGCAAACTATCCGTTTGCGGTGGAAAAAACAGAATGGCAATAAGAAAAAAACTAATGATTACAGGGTGTAGTTTTTCTGCACCTAGTACTAAACCAGAACTTAAAGGAACCAGTTGGGGTGAAAAACTTGCGGCTAAACTAGATTGGGATCTAGTACACTTAGCACGTCAAGGTATGAGCAACGGTGGTATACGTATTATGGTTGATGAGATGCTACGCCAACGTCCAGACTTTGCTATTATAGCACCCACGTTTCACGACAGAATGGAAATACCCGGAAGTGGTGCTCCTTATATACCTAAGAAGGATGAATGGAAAGGGCCCAACAGTGACCTACAGCAACACTTACAAACAGATCACGGCACAGGTTATGACCCAGCGGCAGGTGTAGACAATGTCAACTGGGGCAACAATAACTACAGAATGATTTCAGAAACTATTTTTAGTTTAGCTGAAAACTATGACCATCATTACCGTAGTCAAAAGTTAGACAAAGGTACAGCACAGGCAGTGAAGCAGTATGTTAATTATATGTACGACAATAACTGGAAACTACAACAGGATCAGTATATCATTAGTGACGGTATATTTAGATTGTTTCATGCAGGCATTCCTTTTCTAGTTGTGGCCTGTAATATATGGACCAGCAATGATGTACGTGAAGCGTTTCCCAGTGTAATACCAGACAAACATTTTACACTAGAGTATGAAGATACACCAGCATACGCAACTAACGAATATCCGTTTACAGGTGAAGATCCTGGTTACCACGGCGCTGAGGCTAGTCAGGAATATCTTGCCAACAGGTATGTAGACATAATCAAGAACAGATTCAATCTATGACAGACAATACATTAACAACAGACCAAGAAGATTTTGATTGGTTTAAAAACAACGGTATCTTTATGCCGATGATTAACGACCGAGGTCGTAATATTGCTTACAAAAATGCAATAGATCGTGTAGCACCAGGCAGTATTATGTGCGACATAGGCACAGGCACAGGCTTATTAAGCATACTGGCCGCTAAAGCAGGAGCTAAAAAAGTTTATAGTATTGAAATGGACCCAGGCAGAGCTGAGTATGCTAGAGGATTAATTAAGAGACTAGGATTAGACAACGTCATTCAAGTTATAAACAAAAACTTTTACAAACTTGACAGAGTTGATATGCCTGATGATATTGATTACTTTGTATCTGAAACTATCGGCTCGCCAATATTCAATGAAGACATAATTGATTTGGCTAAGCATTCTAAGCAATGGGGCGGAACATTTATTCCGGGTACTATTGACTTAATTGTTGAGATATACAATAACCATCCTATACTACCATTGGTATATGCTGAGTCTGAAGCATTTGAGTTTCAACCAGATATTGAAATAGATGGTGATTTTGAAAATGAAGTTAACACAAGTTTTCAAACACAGCATCCGCCAGATAGTACAATATATAGAATGAATTACATTAACAACCTATTTCAACAGTTACCGTGGTTTGAAGCCGACGGTATTGATTTGAAATTTGATATGATATACCAAGCAGACCCAGTATGTGTAGATTTAAACGACATGTCAAGCGACGTTAACAATATTAGAATACGTATTCCAAATAAGGATTTGCCTCCCTATCATCGAGAATATGTTATTGTGTTAAAATGGCAGGCAAGAATGTTTGATGATATTGTGATGCGAGTTGAAGATACTATCTGGGGCAGTCCCGGAAAAACCATACTAAAACGTTGTAAACGTCCTAGTGCTGATTTAGAAATATGGTATGATCCAAAAATAGAAAACTGGAGATTAAGTTACTAATGAGAATATTAACCTTAGATGATGTGGCCTATGAGCTAAATGAAATACCCGACGAAGTAGATGATTTGCGTTTTGCTGTACTAGACAACAGCGATCCTCGTAGCCCAGATTACTTTTATATTCCGTTAATATTCTTAGAATCGTTTAACAGTCCAGCACTGGTACTGCGTATTGGCGAACATACAATTAAGATGCCTGTAGACTGGCACGTATTGATTGGCGAGGCAGACATAGGAGACTTAGAAGTTGTGCCGCTGACCAGTATTAACGACAGAGGATTCAGCACATATATATTCAACCCACTCAGTGATTACAGGCCCAGCTTTGCTCCAATCGAAATTATAGACATATACCAAGATGTTAAATGGTATTTTCCTAAACTACGACCGGGACAATTACTAGCAATACCGCTGGAAACCAATGTAAAGAAACCACGGTGCGCATACTTTGTAAAAGACATTAGTAGACAAAGTGAGATAGTTGATTATGCCAAGTGCTGGTAATGCACTCTTAGTTGTAGCACATCCAGATGACTGCATAATATTTGGATATCCTTTTGTACATAATCATCCTGAATTCTCTTGGGACATTGTCTACTTGACCTATACCAGTGATGATGATAGAGCCAAAGAAGTTCGTGCCTTTTGGGATAAGAGAAGTGTACCAACTACGTTCCTTGGCAACCTAGACTATTATGAATTTGTCGAACGTGGTGAGCTTGGGTTGACGGAGCAGAAGCATATAATCAATTACAAGATATTGCACAAGGATATAAACTGATACTAACACATAACGTAGATGGTGACTACGGACATTTACATCACAAGTTTGTACACGAATCAATTAAAGATATAGCAATACCGCAAATATATTTTGCCAGTACATTTAATCTAAACTATGAATGTGCATGCCCCGACTATGGGCTTGAAGATTTACCACTGCATCGCGAAGTCATCGAGGGCTTCCAGGATAGGCTGACGGGTAGATACATAGTCACAGACTCAGCAAGGAAATACGTATGGCCGGAATCGACGACAGCATTGAATGGGAATACCCAGAAAATTCAGCAGGTGTAAAATACATTTACGAAAATGACACAATGGGAAATATCTGGGGCAGACCAGTCGGGCAACCACACGCACAAAGAGTACTAATAGGCACATATCCTGTAGACAACTGGATACGTGAATCGCACTACTGGCATCAAATAGTTTCAGCCGCAAAGGACAATCCTGCCTTGCAAGAATTGTTAGATCGTGCTAAAGTTATATATGAGCTTAGTAAAAAAGATGACAGCGGGCCAACGATGCACGTACAGGTATGAACAAGTTAGATATCTTTTATGAAATGAAACAGTTTGATCTTAAGAATAGATCATTCTACAGTGAACTTACTGACGAAGAACGTAAGAAGTTTAGCAACTTTCTTATGATACGCTGGGGTAGTGCTGTTGGTGGTAGCGCAGAGCTACAGTCTTACTATCTAATGAGTTGCAATGAGAGACTAAACAAGAATTGGTTTGATCTAAACAAGCACCCAGAACTACAATGGCTGTTGGCAACGACTGTAAGTCCAGGAATGGGCTCGCACAGACATGAATGGATAAAACAAAAATCACGAGTTAACAACAACAAGGTTGTAAAGTTCTTGCGTAACTTTTATCCAGACTACGCAGACGATGATTTAGAAACACTAGCAGAACTCGCAACCAAAGACGAATTAAAACAACTAGCAAAACAACATGGCTGGGACGACAAACGCATTAAGTCAGAACTTTAAGTGCAAGTACTGTGATAAAGAGTTTCGCAGGGAGTCTACTCTTGCGGCACATCTTTGTGAGCCCAAGCGACGTTGGCAAGAAGAAAAAGAAACAGGTGTACAGTTTGGACTTAGAGCATACCTACAGTTTTTTGAAACTACACAAGGTAGTGCAAAAAATAAAAGTTTTGATGACTTTGTTGCGAGTCCGTATTACAGAGCTTTTGTTAAGTTTGGTAGACATTGTGTTAGTATTAAATGTATAAATGTAGTAAACTATACAGGGTGGTTGTTAAAGAATAACAAGAAGTTAGACTATTGGACAAAGGATGCGTTTTATGAAGAATGGTTATGCGAGTATCTCAAAAAAGAAGCAGTCCAAGACGCTTTGGAGCGTGGTCTCAAAACCATGGAAGATTATGCAAGCAACGGTTCAGGACTTGCGGGATTCCGGGACTATTTTCGGTACGGTAATACTAATAGGATTTGTCATCATATCAGCACCGGCCGCATTAGCCCTTGGATTGTGTTTAATTGCGTTTCCGGTGTGGATTGGTTATCTAATCTTCGGGATGATCAAATTGGCGTTATACTCCCCTGGATCAATCCAGACTACTGGAATAGAAAGTTTACTGACTATGTTGGTGACGTAGAGTGGTGTAAACACTTATTGAAAGAAGCAGGCTTATGAAGTTTACCAGTGACATAGATATTGACGTTGCTGACAGAGAACGAGCACTAGAGTTTTTCAAACAAACTCCTGCCAGTATTCTGCGTGATGGCAAATACGTAAAACACAACACTGGTGTTTACTTTACAGACATGCCCGCAGATCCATTTACAGGCTATGCCAGTATTGACCACGACACAGCAGAGGATCGTGGCTACATTAAACTGGACATTCTTAATGTAGGGTTATATTCACAAGTACGTGATGAAGCACATTTGGATCAATTGATGGCACAAGAACCCAATTGGGCACGACTATATGAGCCAGAATTTTGCGCACAGTTAATACACATAGGCAATCATTACGACACACTGATTAAGATGCCTGAAGCAGTTAACACAATAGAAAAACTAGCGATGTTTTTGGCTGTTATCCGTCCTGCCAAACGGCACTTAGTTAGCAAGCCTTGGGCAGAAGTTGCTAAAACTGTATGGGAAAAGCCTGCAGATGATACTTATTACTTTAAGAAAGCGCATGCTATCAGTTATGCGCATTTGGTAGCGGTTAACGTTAACCTAATTTCCGAACAAGCGTAATACTACGGCGTTTGGTACGTTTGGCCGCTATGGCTTTTAAACTAACGTGCGGCCCAAACTTAATATCTACATCTTTACTGTTCATAGTTTGAACAACAAACTTAAATGGTGCCCACTCCTGCTTTAGGAATACGTTAATTGGGATAAGTCTGTTACTTTCCCACCACCATTGTTCGGCTAATTCTAAAAATAGTTTCTTCTGCTCGTGATCTTTGAGTTTTCCATAATCATACATGGTTGTTACGATGTCATCTACGTTTTGAATCACACCGATATATTCGTTCCCACCGTAGATTAGATAGGTTAGGAATGGGTAATTGTTAAGTAGTTTTTCGTAATCAGGTTCAACCATCTTTTGTAATAAATATAGTAATGTATGAGATCCAAAGTTATTTATATGACAATATTATTCTGGTTCAAATTTTGGATCAGGCAAAGTTTTCACCACCAAGGAATAGAACAGTGTACAGCCAGCCAATAAAAGTTTATCAGGGAATAGACAATCCACTACAGATTGTAGTGCGTGATCAGCAACAAAAAGCCGCAAGTTTAAGTGGTTATACAATGCAGATGGATATACAGGATCCATTTGAAAAAGGTGCTGTTGAAAGTTTGGCTGTAACTATTGACAATGCCGCTACTGGTAAGTGTTCAGTAACTATTCCCAAAGCAACTACTGTGGCTCTCAAGCAGAGAATGTACTACGCAACACTAAAACTAATTAATACCAGTACTAATGCGGAGCGTCCATTGTATATGGATGATAATTTTGGCGCACAATTAAAGATTGAAGTATTACCAGGTTGGTATGAGAGTGATCCACTCAACTTTAACGGTAATGCTGTTATAGATTCAGGACAAATATAATGACAACTTCTAACGTTACATTAACTACGCACTTTTTAGCTAAACGAGGCAACACCTCCGTCAGCTCTACCTATACTGGTTTGGTAGGAGAAATAACGGTAGATACAGATTTAACCACAGTTAGAGTTCACGACGGATCAACAGCAGGTGGACACATACTGGCTAATACATCACAAGTAAGTGACCCTGCAGGATTAAGTGCCGCTAACGTAGAAATAGATGCACTACGAGCCAATGTAACAGCCGCTAATGTAGAAATAGATGCGCTACGTGCAAACATCACTGCGGCCAATGTACAGATTGCTACATTCGTTGCTAACGCAGGTTTTGCAACACAAACAGACTTTAACACATTAGATGCTAACGTTGGATCGTTCCAAACTTACGCCAACACACAGATTACAACACTTGATGCTAACCTAGGTACTGCTACTACAAACATCACTACATTAGATTCTAACTTAGGTACTGCTACTACAAACATCACTACATTAGATTCTAACCTAGGTACTGCTACAACTAATATTACTACCCTTGATGCTAACTTAGGCACATTCAGTGGTAGTCAAAATACTATTAATGCTAACATTGGTGCATTCCAATTATACAGCAATGCTAACGTTGGCGGATTAAAACTTGAAATAGATAACCTGTTTGGTAATGCAGGTTCACAGCAGACAACACTTAACAGTATTAATGCTAATTTAGGTACAGTAGTTGGCACAACTATTCCTACATTAGATGCCAATTTGGGTACAGCAACAACAAACATTACTACATTAACTGCTAATGCAGGTGCACAAGCAGTAACACTACAAAGTTTACAAAGTAATGCCGCCGCACAACAGGCACTACTTAATACATTAACAGGCAATGCCGCTACACAGTATGGCGAGTTAGTTGACTTAACTGCCAATGCCGCAACACAGGCAAACGAATTAATTACACTATTGTCTAATGCCGCTACACAAAGTACAGATCTTACAAACTTACTTTCAAATGCGGCCACACAGCAGACTACAATAGACAGCATTAGCGCAAACCTTGGCACATACCAAACAACAGTTAATGCTAACTTGGGTACAGCAACAACTAATATTAGTACATTAACTGCTAATGCCGCTACACAACACACCAGCATAGTTGATCTACAGACAAATGCCGCGGCACAGCATACCAGCATCACAACACTTGATGCTAATGTTGGTACAATAGTTGGTACAACAATACCTACACTTGATGCTAATTTAGGTACAGCAACAACTAATATTACAACATTGAATGCTAACATTGGTGCTTACCAAACTTATGCTAATGCTAATGCGGCAGCTCAGGCAAGTTCATTAACAACACTTAGTGCTAATGCAGGTGTGCAAGCTCTGCACATTGACAACTTATACGCCAATGCAGGTGTACAGGCCGCGCACTTGAATACACTTGATGCTAATTTAGGTACAGCAACAACTAATATTACAACATTAGATGCTAACCTTGGTACAGCAACTACAAATATTAGTACGCTAGACAGCAATATTGGTGCATATCAAGTTTGGGCCAATGCTGAAATAATTAGCAGTAATGTTGACATGAAGGCTTATGTTGACAATCAAGTATTTGAGTCAGGTGGTTATTCAAATAGTTCAGCGTTAGCACTTATGGCAAACATTGGCGGTAACGTTATACCAAGTGCTAATGCAACCTATTACTTGGGCGACAGCACACGACAGTGGAAAGAACTTTGGGTCGCTAACAGCACAATTTATTTAGGTAGTGTTCCGATCGCTATTGATGGTAGCACACTGTTGGTTAATAATAGCCCAGTAGTTGGAGCACTTAGTAGTGCTACTGATGCTAACATTGGCGCTATTAGCAATAACGTAACTACAATTGATGCTAACTTAGGTACAGCAACTACGAATATTAGTACACTTGATGCTAACTTGGGCACTGCTACAACCAACATTACAACTATAGATGCTAATTTAGGTACAGCAACTACTAACATCTCAACACACGATGCTAACATTGGAACTATTGTTGGTACAACTATTCCTACAATAGATGCTAATTTAGGTGTAGTAGTTGGTACAACGATTCCAACACTTGATGCCAATGTTGGTTTAATTACAACAGACCTTACAACATTATTTGCTAATGCGGCCGCACAGGCAAGTGTATTAGACACATTATCAGGTAACGCAGTTACACAACAGTCAGAGTTAGCAGTTCTTGTTGCCAACGCCGCAAGTCAAGCAGACGATTTAACAACACTACTTGCTAACGCCGCAGTACAAACAGGTGAGCTGACTACACTTACAGCAAACGCCGCGGCACAGGCAGGCGCAATAGATACTATTAATGCTAATGTTGGTGCTTACCAAACTTATGCCAATGCTACATTTGCAAGCAGTACAGATTTTGGTAACTTTACATTATCAAATAATAGCATTACAACTGACAGTGGCGATGACGGTATTGATCTTAAGATTAGTGGTGCTGATAGTAATGATCCGCCAGCATTTGTACAGCGCACTTGGCGCTTTGCCGCAAATGGATCTATTCAGTTCTTAGATCCATTCTTAAGTTCAACATTGGCCAACGGTGTAATATCAACTACTAAGATCGGACAGTGGGATAATGTATATGCTAACCTAGTACCTGGCATTAACGCTAACATTGGTTCGTTCCATAATTATGCTAACACTACGTTCGCAACTAGTTCATCATTATCAACACTAGATGCTAATTTAGGTACAGCAACTACAAATATTACAACACTTGACACAAGTTTAGATACACTAGATGCTAACATTGGTGCTTACCAAGCATACGCTAACGCTACATTCAGCACTGATACAGCATTAAACGCTAACGTTGGTGCATTCCAAACTTATGCAAATTCAACATTTATTATTAACGGTACAAATTCTGGTAATGTTGATATCACGGCCGGTAATATTAATTTAACTGGTACAGTAAAAACTTCAAATAATGTGACTGTTGGTCAAACATTAAATGTTACTGGATCTGGTGGCTACGGCATTGTTCTTAACCATCTTAACAGTGTAAGTTGGTATGATAGTACAGGTAGTTATCTTACACAATTAGAAGCAACTGATGCAACAGCAGTTCGCACTATTGCATTGCCAGACGCTAGTGGCACAGTGGCACTAACCAGTGACATAGACACATTAGATGCTAACGTAGGTGCATTCCAAACTTACAGTAATGCACAAGGTTATATCAGCAACGTTGTAGAAGATACAACACCACAACTTGGTGGCAACTTGGATATGAATTCCAAGAGTATTACAGGTGTACTTCGCCTTGAAGATGGCTCACAAGAACGCTTTAGTGCCAAGACAAGTGCCACTGGTAATGTTGCACACGATTGTGCAAATGGTAGTGTATTCTATCACACCAGTATCAGCAGTAACTTTACAGCAAGTTTATTGAATTTAGATTTAAGTTCAAGTTATGCAACAACAGTTACACTAACATTGGTACAAGGTGCTACAGCATTTATTGCTAATGCAGTTGAAATAGCAGGTGCAAGCCAGACTATTAACTGGCAAGGTGGTAGTGAGCCAACAGGAACAAACAACGGTATTGATGTAATAACTTTTAGTATTTTAAATAATTCAGGAACATACACAGTACTAGGACAATTGGTAGACTTTTAATGCTTAGTTCTTTCTCAGCTCCATTTGATTTAGGTCGCCCTGTTAAACCATTTGGGCTTGATCCTGCTAACAGACCAGAGTTTTACTTGGATGCTGGTTTAACTAAAAGTTATCCAGGTTCAGGCGCAACCTGGACAGACATTGCTCCTAATGGTGGCAACAACGGCACAATAACTGGGCCAACATTCAGCACAGACAGATTTACATTTGATGGTTCCAATGACTATGTTTCTATGCCATCAGGATTCGCTGACTTTACCTCAGGTATAACCTGTTTCTTTGTTGCTAAATTTGGCAGTGGCGGATCTTGGGAAAGATTGTTAGACTTTGGCGCTGACACAAACAGTAATGCCAACGATCACATATTATTTGCTCGTCAAGGCACAGGTACTAATTTAGCATTTGAACTCTATAACGGTGATGGACAACCTATTTCGCTTTCTTTCATTGGTACCAGTGCTATTCTAAACAACGAGCTAGCCACGTATGCTGTTACCCTAGATGGCGCAAATGCCTATATGTATCGCAACGGTGTGCAAATTGCTACAACAGCAACCGCAGTGTTGCCATCAAACGTAACACGAATATATAATTACATTGGGCGTTCAAACTGGGCGTCGGATGCATACTTCCAAGGTGATATAGCAGTAGCTATGTTATTTGATCGTGCATTAACAGCAGAACAGATTGCATCTAACCACAACTACTTTGCATATCGTTATAATATTGGGTCTAAGTATACTATAGAACAGTTTACTACAGTTGGATCATATACTTGGCGCCCACCTAAAAATGTCAACCAAGTTGAATACCTTGTAGTAGGAGGCGGTGGTGGTGGCGGAAATGGCTACGACAACGCTGGAGGCGGTGGTGGCGCAGGTGGTATGGTACGCACAGGTGTAGTGCCTGTTAGTAGAACTGGTTGGTATGGCATTACTGTAGGCGCAGGTGGTGCAGGTGGAGCAGATACAAGAACAAACAATCCTGGGTCAAATGGTAGTAATAGCGTTTTTACAGATCAAAATCAAAACACATTTGATGCAATCACCTCACTAGGTGGTGGTGGCGGTAAAGGATCACGCACAAATTCAGGCTCAGGCGAAGCCGCACAGGTAGGCATAACCACAGCACCAACAGGTGGTGACGGTAATGGTGGTGGTACTGATGGCGGTGGTGGAGGTGGTGCTACTGGCGCAGGTGGAGCAGGCGGTGGATCACCAGGAGCAGGAGGCGCAGGTTTAACTTCTGATATAACAGGATCATCAGTCACATATGGTGTAGGTGGTGCTGGCGGATACAATGGCGGACCCGTTGATGGAGCCGCAGGTACAACAAACAGAGGTAATGGTGGTGTTGGTGGTGCTAGTCCATCAAGTAATAGTGCCGCTGGTGGCGCAGGTGGTAGTGGTATAGTTATTTTAAAATATGGCACATAAATGGG